GAAAGCACATGGACGAAAGCAAAATTGCCCGTATTAATGAACTCTATCACAAATCCAAAGAGGTCGGATTAAGTGATGCAGAATTAAAAGAACAGCTTATCTTAAGAAAAGAATATATTGACAGCGTCCGCCGTAATCTTAGGGGACAGCTTGACAACATTTCTGTCAAAGAGGCAGATGGAAGTATTACGAATCTAGGTGAAAAATATGGAAACAAAAAAGTCCATTAGGCAGATTATCCGTAAGCAACGCAAAGAACTGGATCCTATGATCTGGCAGTCACAGACGGCTGAAATCTGTCGTAAGACATGCGAACTGGATATATTCCGAGAAGCAACAGATATTTATTGTTATATAGATTTCGGAGGGGAAGTGGGGACTCGGCCACTTATGCTGGAAGCCTGGAAACTCGGAAAAACTGTCTGGGTTCCGAAAGTTCACGGCGAAACAATGGATTTTTATGAAATTACTTCTTTTGATGAATTAAAACCTGGTGCTTATGGTATTCTCGAGCCCGATGCCGGAATACCTGCATCGGCAGACGACGGACTTATGATCATGCCAGGAGTTGCCTTTGATACAAACCGCAATCGTGTCGGCTATGGAGGCGGTTATTATGACCGATATCTGGAGTTACATCCTCAGCTTCATACACTGGCACTGGCTTTTGATATGCAAGTCTTATTTGAAGTCCCGGCAGAGGAACAAGATATTAAGCCACAGCTTCTTGTGACAGAAACAAACATTTATCAGGAAGGATAATATTATATATGGAATTACCAAAAGATCCAGTCATGCTTCTTAGCGTGATCAATACAGAACTCAGAGATAAATATCCATCGCTGGACGCACTATGCGAAGACCGCGAAATCACAAAAACATCTATTACAGATACGTTGAAAGGGATTGATTATGAATACGATAACATCAGGAATCAATTTGTCTGATCCTGCACCGCATAAGGAACCGGAAAGACAATATTATTTCATAGAAAAAGCGAAAGAATACGTAAGAAAAGAAGCAGAAGAAGCAGGAAGGCCGATGACTTTCTGCGTCACAACCTTTGGGTGTCAGATGTACTCGGTAATAAAGAATTTGATATGTATGACGTCATAATCAATAACCCCCGTAAACTCAGTGCTTACGGGGGGTGTTTTTATTTGTAGAGTAACGTATGGGAAAGCCCATTGGTGAATACAATTTCTACAATCTTACGTTCTCTGACTACGATATGGTCAATTACAGAATTCATGAATTGTTTTAAGGATTCTTCATCAAGCGTGGCAAGTTCTTTGTAGTCAACAAATTCTCCACTGTTTATTTTATGCATCAGCAGAAATTCAGATGCCGACTTAATAAATGCAACTTGATCTATATTGGTTGCAATTGGCGCGCTTAGTCCCTTAATTTCATTTTCAATCTTTACTCTGTCAGCTTCTAATGACGATTTCATTTCAAGAAATTCCTTTTCGTCCATTCCGTCATCACTAAAGAGATATACTTTTTTTAATCGTTCCATAGCACGATTTACTTTCTGCAACCTCTCATTCAGCTCAGATTGCTTGGAATCAACGTCAGTCTGTTGTTCTTTGGATAATGTTTCAGCAGACCATAGAGCGCTCTTAGAAGCGCTATAACCGGATATTAACTCCAATGTCTCTTGTAGACTGTCATTCGCAATCCCGGCTATATTTGAGAAGTTGATATGGGAGAGCAGTACTTGTTCTAATGACTTAGTGTCTTTTATGAATTTCCTACTTTTAGACGCATCAACCATAGCAGCTATATAGTTAATCATGAACGGACCTATCTTCACATCACTGACGTTTAAGTTGTCGCAATGGTTCTTTTGATACTTTCCAGTACATGCGTAAGAGGATGGTCTAAATCCACTTCCTTTACGGCGGTCTTTTGCTGTTACTTGGTAGTTGACTCCACATTTTCCACAGACAATTAATCCGGCAAACACGTTACAGTTTTTACGAATTGTATGCATAGAGGATGTATTTAGTTTTAAAGTATTTTCATCCATGCGTTTGTTGACTAGTTCCCATATTCTAGGTTCTACCAATGGTGGAAATACATTTTCAATGAAAACAACTTCTTCATTTGGTTTTTTGCGTCCCCTAGCGCTTTCTCTGTAATTATACCGGTATGCTCCTTTATTTATTGGATTTCTCAAGAAGTCAGCAACAGTTTTGGACGTCCATTCGCCACCACGCTTGGTTGGAATGTTATGTGCGTTATTGTAATCTCGAATTGAAACCGTTGAGCCTCCATTAAGATACATTTCATACATAGCAATGGCGTACTGAGCTTCTTTCTTTGAATGCACTGGACATTGTTTTTCTTCATCCCAATCCCAGCCATACGGAACGCGCGCACCATTCCATTGTCCGTTCTGCGCCCTGCCAATCATAACGTCCGTTACACGCTCTGATGTGAGCTTACGCTCCAATTCTGCAAACACTAGTATAATTTTAAGGATAGCTTCACCAATTGCGCTAGAGGTATCAAATTGCTCGTTCAGCGAGATAAAGGTTACGTTATTGTATTTGAAATCATCATACATGAGAGAGAAGTCCACAAGGTTTCGTGAGATTCGGTCAATCTTGTATACGATCACATGAGAGATTTGTCCTGACTTTACTTTTCCCATCATTCGTTCAAATGCCGGACGCTTTGTATTCTTACCGGACTTTCCGGCATCTTCGAATATTTCTATGCGATTCTTGTCAATATGCAGTACGTGTTCGCAATAGGCTTTTAGTTCTTTCTTCTGGAATGGGAGAGAGTCTTTATCTACTTGATATCCAGTTGATACACGGACGTAGAGTGCTACGATTTTCTCATTTTGTTCTGTCATAAATATCATTCCTCCTTAAAAATGAGTATAAAAATAACAGCCAGCAAAGAACATTCGTTCCGCTTGCGTGACTGCCTGGAAGATGATAAACTAAATTTGCGGGATTTGGTATTATCTTCCAGATAGTGCCAATTGGCTCCGGTGTTGGTAGCGCCGGGGCTTTTATTTTATTGTGCTTCTTGTATGATATCTACGTAATAAGCATCAAGTGCAAAATCTTCTCCTTTTTCACCATTCAATGCATTCTTTGTTTCTTGTAAACCATTAAATTCACCGTAGAATGTAACAGTATCTCCTTCAAGTACTTTTGTGTAGCCATCAGCATTTTCATCACGTTTATCAAATATCCATACCATTTTATCAAAGTATGAACCACTTCCATTATCTGTATATGCTTTGTAGTAAGTTCCAGTAGTCCATTTTGAAGATGCTGAAAATATCTGAACTGTGATTTTGAATTTCTGTCCCACATACTGATCTGGACTTCTCATTACATCGTTGTAATTAACTTCTTGACATTGAGCTTTGTATTCATCTGGGGAAATGCTTGGCTCTTGTTGTTCTTCTTCAGTAGCGGAATCATCATTTGAACTGGAATCATCTTGTTGAGTAACATTTTCTTTAGTTGTTGCTTCTTGAGCAGTGTTATCTTTTATTTTACTATCTGAATCTGGGAAGAATAATAAAACAGTGATGATTGCTAAAATAACAGATATTATACATCGAGCTTTGTAATTCTTTGGCTTCCCTGTAATCCATATTAATGCAAGTCCAGCTGGTGGTAAGAATATGCAGGCAAGAACGATTAACCATGTTTTTTCGTAGAACTTTTCCTTGCGTGGTTGCTGGTTCATGTTTTGAGTAGGTTGACCGTATCCGTTGTAATTCGTATTTTGTTGTTGATAATAGCCACCATTATTCATGTTTTGTTGTTGGCAGTTATTATTTTGCTGTTGCGGTGGCACATTATAACCATTGTTTTGGTTCATTGGTGCGCCACATTTTGTGCAAAAAGCGCCATCTGTCTGCTCGTTGCCACATCTTGGACATTTCATAGAAAATCCCTCTCTTTCTCCTTTGTTTTTTGAAGTTTGAGTAAGTTTATATATAAACGCTTTCGCGATTATACCAATATCTTTATACAGCAGATAATTTTCTGTCTGCTCCTAAATCGAATAAATTCAGAATAATTAATTCATTTGTAAATTCGCAATTAAAATTGTTTGTATACACAATTGCCAAATGTGGAATAAAATAAACGATATATCCGTTATATTCCGTGCAGACACCGAATTTATTACGATAGGCTGTGATGCAATCGGTTAATTCTCGTTCTGTAACTCTGAGATACTCAGCAATTTCATATTTACTGGAACAACCATGCTCATATGCATTTATTAATCCTTGTAAGCCGATTCTACGATTGTATCCCCACATTCTAGCATGCAGTTCTTGTTTGCGATTATCAACTTGATTTTGGTCGAGTATATCACCGATAGTAGTATGATGATGCCCCATTTCTTCGGCAAGCGCATCGGCTTTCTCAGCAGTTGTTTCAATATCCTTGCGGATTGCGATTTTATTACCTTTTATTCGCCCGTCACTGGACTGCAAATCTTTTTCTTTGACTATAAGTCCCTCTTCACGGGCTTCCTCCAAAAATTCTTCATATGGATTCATTGAGTCACCTCCCGGAAAAAATCAGCTCCAGTTGTCGTCATTATCCATGATATCATCATCATGTTTTTTCATTTCATCAGTTACTTTTATGTCAGTACGCTCGTGAGCTGCTATAGATTCCAGATAATCATCATTGTACAATGGATTGCAATTCATTTCTTTAACTGTTTCTAGAATTTTAAGTTTTCCACGCTGATTCATTTTATGAACCTCTTCGATTATGGATAAGTCATATTTAGTAAGTTCTTTAATATTTACATTTTTAAGCAGAAAAGTAGTGGTTTTGTGATAATCGCTTTCCGAGGCTACGCCATATTTCTCTACAAAATAATCATATGTTTCCTCTGAAATGTTCATCAGAACTTCTTTTACTTCCGAAAGTCCTAATTCTTTTTCACAAAAATCATTAAAAGATTCTGTATTCACGTTAAATCCATTTTGCCAAAGAACAATAGCGAATTCTGCGTTCAAGTATTCTTCGAACGCTTTTTTTCTTTCACCTATAGGTAGTGAAGAATTATTTAGTCTTTTGATTGTATCAAGTCGAATTTTGTTTGCTTCTTCATAAAAAGGGATGTATCCATACAATTGTTGTGCGTAAACATATCTTTTATGAAAGCTGGAATGGTCTGCTAATTCATAGTCGTTTAATGGATCATATTCACGATGGCATATCGGACACACGACTGTTTTATCACGACAAAGCAAATAATCAGTTGTCACACCAAAAATATCAGCAAGTTTTTCCAAAACATCTGTTGGTGGAACTCGATCTCCTAATTCATAGAATGAAACCATCTTAGGCGTAAGATTTAGTTTGTTAGCCAAATCCTTTTGCGTTAAATCTTTTTTTAGCCTCATGGCTTTAATGCGTTTGCTTAACATGAAAGTCCTCCTTTCTTTCAAAAACATGAACGCTAAGTTCATTTCTTAAAAGTAGTATAGCACAAAAAAATAAAAAAGTCTATTGACAATGTACTAAAAGTACTGTACTATTAGTACATGCAAAGGAGGTGAACATGATTGAGCGAATTAAGAGAACAAAGAGAAAGAAAACATATTTCTCAAAATGAATTGGCGATTGCTGTTGGCGTTACTCAAAGACATATTGCATTTATTGAAAGTGGCGATAGAAGACCTTCTATGGAACTAGCTTTTAAGATAGCAAAGGAACTTGAATGTTCTATAGAAGATATTTTTTTGCCAGAAGAGTGTACTTAAAGTACATTTTCGGGAAGGAGGCGCATAAATGAAATTACCAAGAATAATTTATGCGATACAACACAATGTGACCAAACGCATTTACGTTGGAAGTTCTGCAAATGTTGAAAATAGGTATTGGAACCATATGAATAATTTGAGAAACCATAAACACAACATAGAAGATATGCAGTCAGATTA